TGTACGGATTGGGAGCACTACTTGGCGGAATAGCAATCGTTTTACTGTTATCGACAGTCTCGATCTTTTTAACAATGCTCGTATTCTTGCTGAAGGTGCTCAAGGATTTGCTCTCGATATTGACTGGGGGGATTATCCTTATGTTACTAGCTCTCATTGTACTGTGGGTTCTGTTTGTTTGAATGGTGTGTCCCCTAAGAAGATTAGAAAGATTTACGGTGTTGCAAAGGCCTATGAAACATACGTTGGCACTAAAGAATTCGGAATGCACTGTGACGATCTCAAAAAGATTCAAGAACTAGGACAAGAGTTTGGTGCAACTACTGGCCGGCCAAGGAAATGTAATTGGATTAACATTGATAGTCTTGCATATGCAGCTAAGGTTAATGATATTACACACCTTGTAGTTAACAAGATTGACATCTTAGATAAGGTCAATAAATTTGTTTATTATGAGCAGGATAAGGAACATGATGCTGGTAGTAGATTTGGTTTGATAACTGCAATCGTCAGATCATTACCAGAAAAGACACAAGTTATTTTTTCTGATACACCACATTCAATATAAATATTAATACTATCCTAGGAGGTGTGTGATGAAAAAGTTAATTTTAGTAGCCTTATTAACTTTAATACCGGTAGCTCATGCCGACCCCCATTCCAACCAAGACAAGGAAAGACTTCTTGGTGCAATAGCTGGCGGCTACCTCAGTTCAACAATTGGTGGTGGAGATGGTAAGACAGCAGCTACAGTTATTGGTGCCGTACTTGGCTATAAAGTAGGGCCAAATGTTCTTGGCTCTGAACATCACCATGACAGCATACTTTACTCAAAACGCAGACTACGTAATAATCAGTCAGATGTATACACATTATGTGAATATGAAAACCCCTATCATAGGGATTCAAAATTGTATTGGCACTACAATCGCGGATGTGTACAAAGAATCAGTCAGCAAATGAGAGAATTGGAGCGACGTGCATATGAACAAGGTTACCAAGGACAATAGTCTAGAACTATATGAGAAGCTCATTCAAAAGCTAAACGTACCAGAGGACAGGAAGGCTGCCACGCCACTGAATGCAAGATGGTTTATAAGAACAGGATACGTTCAAAACAGAAACAATCCAGTAGCAGAGCAGGTATTGGACATGGCAATAAAGATTGCCTAGGGAGTAATATTATGTACCACGAAAGTGTGTTGAAGCCACGCGAACGAATTCACTTTGATCCATCTAATAAGGAACATGTGGAAGACTATGCCAACTTTATTAAATATTCAAACTGGAGAAGTGGATGCAAGTATCTGCTTGAGCAACCATTCCAAGATATTCCTTCAATGATCAACAACAAATTGATTAAACATTTTCTCACTCCATACTTAAATAATGACAAAACTTGATGAATGTATAAGAAAGTATACGGGTATCTATACAGGTTCTCAAAAACTATCTTTTAAAGAGGGGACTGGTTTTAGGAAGGGCGAAATGTATGGGGACGGTACAGAGTTTCTAAAAAAGGTAGTACCGTTTATTGATTACGCCATCAAGCAAAAACATCCAAGAGCAATAACAATCTTAGATTATGGTTGTGGTAGAGCTGTTCACACTTACATGCCAAGGTATAACATGCTTGAACAGTTCAAAGACACTACAATTTTTGAACATTTTAAAGGCATGATCCAATGTTATTATTGTTATGATCCATCTGTACCTAGATACAATGAGAAGCCCACACCTGGTTCATTGTTTGATGTGGTGGCAATACCAGATGTACTTGAACATGTTCCAGAAGAATTTGTGGAGGATGTTATAGCTGACTCTATCTCCTTTCTAAAGAAAGATGGTCTGTATGTAGCTACAATTAGCAATAACCCATCTTATGCCTGTTTTACAAATAGCGACGGAACTCCCGGAGATAATTTACATTGCACGCTGAAACCAATACAGTGGTGGATCGATAAATTTAACAAGGTGATAAAAGACAGGACATTTGTGATTGCTCATAATGACCATGCAGCTATGTCTCAAGCAGGGTATAAGTCAACAGTACAGTTTTACTACCACAATTCACAATATTTCAACTTTGATAAAAAATACTTTGGACAGTATTTTTGGGTAAGCTAGAGCAGATAAATAATATACAACCGATTTGCTTGAGTAATAATATGAATAAATTAGAACAATACATCCTTAAGTACCAGGCTCTCCATAATGGCACAGAGCAATTTTTAACAGATGGTACTTCACCAAAATATAACAACACTGATCCATCTAAAGATAAAGTTTTATTCGATGGTTCACAATTAGGTAAGAAGTTACCGTTGTTTATACAACAAGTAATAGATAGCAAGCAAAGAGCTATCACTCTGCTAGATTATGGATGCGGTAAAGCAATTCATGTATACCTGCCACTTAAAGAGCATGGCAAAAAAACACTACTAGGTAGATTTGATGGCATGATACAATGCTACTACTGTTATGACCCAGCAGTAGAAAAATACAAAGTTAAACCACCGCAGGGAATGGTATTTGATCTTGTTTGCTGTGCTGATGTAATGGAACATATACCCGAAGAAAATGTACCAGACGTATTGAAAGAGATATACAGCCACACCAAACATGATGGAGCAGCTGTGTTCACTATATCAGGCAACCCAGCAAGAAAACAATTTATAGATGGTGAAAATCTTCATATTACTGTAAAGTCTGTGGAATGGTGGATTGATATATTCAAACAAACCTTTACAGATAAGTCATTTTGTATACTGTACAATGATGAATCTAAGCAGGACGAGCCAATTAGGGTAAGATATTACAATGCCCCACAATTTCCTGTTTGGTCATTTGAAAGTACAAACATTACTATAAACAATACTGCAGCGCAAGTCGAATCATTATGAAACAATATGTGAAGATATTTGTTGGGATGGACTCAACACAGGCTCTTGCATATGATACCTGTGCTATGTCGATTAAAGATAATTCAACTCTAAGAGTTGAGCCAATCCATTTGAGTAGTATGCAGGGCAATGGTTATTTCTGGAGAGATCAAGCAGTTGGAAGTACTGAGTTTGCGTTTACAAGATTCTTAACTCCCTTCCTTAAAGGCTTTTACGGATATGCCATATTTTGTGACAGCGATTTTATCTGGAACTCTGATCCACTCGAGCTAATTGACATTGTTGATCCTAGACACGCGGTTAGTGTAGTCAAGCATAACATTAGTGAAGATCAGTTAAAGCCATTAAAAATGAATGGTCAAAAGCAATCATGGTACCCAAGAAAAAACTGGTCTTCCCTAATGGTATTCAATTGCGATCATCCATTTACCAAAAGACTAACTCCTTCAACAGTATCAGAATCTCCTGCTGGTTACTTACATGAATTCAAGTGGTGCTTTGATGGAGATATTGGCTCTATACCACACACATATAACTATCTTGTAGGTTACTACAATGATGAAGTTAATCCAAAGGCAATTCACTTTACAGATGGAGGCCCCTGGCATCCAGGTTATGAGAATGTTGAATTTGCCGACAGATGGCATTACTATAAACAAAAGGTCATTGATGTTTATGGTAGAATATAATGTGGAATAAAAGACTCAACGAAAAATTCACCAATAGATTGATTGGTTTCTGTCAAAACAAAAAAGTCTTGATAGTAGGTAATGCTATATCATTATTTGCTAATGAGTATGGAGATTTCATTGACAGCTTCGATGTTGTAGTAAGAATGGGTAAAGGTTATCCCTACCCTGAATTCCAAAAACAACTAGGATCTAAAACAAACGTATGGATGCTTTCTGTTTTAAGGCACGGACACTCTAAACAGTTTAAGGACACAGAATATAAAGTCTTAAACATATCACAGATTGGATTGTATGAAAATGATAGAGGCAACATCTCAATTCCTAAATCATTTTTTGTTAATGATGATTTTCAACTTTATAAAGATTACTTTCTGATGGGCAACTTACCAGAAACTCAGCGCTTGGTAAAAAAGGTTTATGGTGTTGTTGATAAAGAACAAAGATCATCCCAAGGTGGGTTGACAATAGCTTACTTTACAGAAACGATCAGATCATATAATGAATTACATTTGATAGGATTTGACTTCTTTGAAACTAAGTTTCAATATAAACTTGATAACGAGATCAATGAAGTTAGTAGTTTTCATTTACCTATTCCAGCATATAAAGGCGCGAACTCTAATCCACACAAAAACCTTTATGGTTCTAACCCAGGGGATATTGAAAAGAATTATGTTAAATCATTGGTGGATAAAAATAAAATAATTTTCCACGAAATGACAAATAAACAGTTGTCCCCAGAAGCAACAAAGATGATAATGGAAAGATACAGACCAGCAGGTGAAGCAGTATGAGTATCGAAAGAAATGAAGTAAACAAAAATTCTATGGGTGGCACTGAACTAATGGGCCACGCTCTTACAAAACATGTTGATAGTGAACTATTGAGTAAGTTCCAAATTATACTATCAAGAGTTAGAGAAATTGATAGCGATAGAATTCCAATTCTATGGTTGCATGATCTTCCCTGGGATCCTGAATCCGCAAAGCTCAAAGATCCCGAATACAGAAAGCAGTTCAAGAAAATTGTTTTTGTGTCACACTGGCAGCAGCAAATGTATAATACTGTACTTGGCGTTCCGTACTCTGAAGGGGTTGTAATTAAGAATGCTATTGAACCAATACCAGTTGAACTAATTGATAAAACAGATCTTGATGCTTCTGATATTAGACATAAAAAGATAAGATTAATATATCATCCAACTCCACATAGAGGTTTGGAAATTTTAGTTCCAGTTTTTAAGGAGATGTTGAAATACCATCCAGATATTCACCTAGATGTGTTTTCAAGCTTCAAACTTTATGGTTGGGCAGAAAGAGACACTCCATATCAAGCTTTGTTCAGTGAAATTAGAGAACACCCAAATATGACATACCATGGCTCTGTTTCTCAAGAAGAGTTGAGAGCAGCGATTGGAAAAGCCCACATCTTAGCCTACCCATCTATCTGGCAAGAAACAAGTTGTATTTGTGCTATGGAGGCCATGTCAGCTGGTGCAATGACCGTAACATCATCACTAGCTGCCTTACCTGAAACATGTGCCAACTACGCTCTGATGTATAACTATACAGAAGATGTTAATGCCCACGCTAATAGATTCTTCCATCACCTACACCATGCAATTGATATTGCCAAGAAGGGTGCTGCTGCAAATTATCTAAGAGCACAAAAAGAATACTTTGATCGTAACTATAGTTGGGATGTGAGAAAAGAAGAATGGACGTACCTTTTGAATTCGCTTCTATAAGCCCCAATCTTCAAACCCTACTCAAGGAGTTTGAAGTAAGAAACCATCCTTTTGTTCCAGAGTTGAACTTGTGTTGTCTTCCTAAGAAGAATGATGCTATCAAACAACAGCTGACAAGTAACCATCACTCGTGGCAATGGCCATACCTTTGGGAATGTGGCGCTGCCCTTGCAAGATGGGTTTTAGATAACGATCATATTGTCAAAGACAAACTTGTTTATGATATAGGTACTGGTTTAGGTACTGTAGCTGTTGCAGCAGCTAAGGCTGGAGCTAAGATATCTGTAGGCATTGATTGCTGTGTGTATAGTAGAGCCCTGTTAGACATTAACAGCGATTTGAATAAAGTTGTAACTGTTGGTTACCATACAGATCTTTTTGAAGCGAAGATACCATTGAACAATACAGTACTGCTAGCATCCGATCTAGTTTATGGTCAACAAACTAGCGACCAAATACTTGACTATTTGCATCAATTAAGTAGTGACGTAACAGTTGTTCTAAGCGTGTCTGGACGTAACAATCCCTCGTACCAAATTAAACATCCTGGATTTCACCATATCACTAACTACAGTGTTCCATGCTTTACACCAGGTCTGGAAACTGTCGAAACCATGCCAGTTTCTCTATGGACTTGTAACTCCTTGATTCTTAAGGATTTGTAACTTACTGATTCTACAGGGATTTTTAAAACACGTGTAACTCCTTGATTCTAAAGGAGCTATTGCTGTTGCATCTATTGACCAAACGTGTATAATGGACGGCATGGAAAGCAAACAACAAGTACGAATCGGTGACGTCGTCAAGAGCCTTGACTTCGTTGGTATTAGCAACTGTTACTTCGTCGGAGTCGTGACTTCTGTCTCGTTAGAGGACAACACATTCCGCGCTCGTACAGTTAAGCGTGTGTGGGAAGGTGTCGCGTTCAGCGAACCTAATCTTCCCATCAACTTCTCTGCTCCGCTCCCTGGATGTCATTTCTTCGATGACCTTGCCGAAGAGAAGAACTCTGAACCTCGCATCCAGGTGGTTGCCTAATGAACATCGCTAAGACTATTCTCTCTCAGATCAAAGCGATCGACGCTTGGGCGCTCTGCGCTTGGGGTGCGAAGGACTTCGTAGTGATGGAAGATGGTTTGAAGTTTAAGACTTCAGGCATGACACCTTGGAAGGGCTACGTGTACGTTAAGTACAACGCTGTTCCTGACCTCTATGAGGTTCAGTTCTTCCGCACTCGCAAGAACCGAGTCGAGGGTGTTGAGATCATCCACGACAACATCATCAAAGATGTCTATGCTTTTGACCTTGTTAGCGTAATCGACAAGTTTGTAGGTTAATGATGCAGATCCCTTCTATAGGTTCGATCGTTACAGTCACTACTAGGTGGCCAAGTAACGTAGCTGGTAGAGAGTTCGATGAGAACACTCACACAGGTAAGGTAGTACCGATTCCTGCATACTGGAAGAACGAGGTTGGTAACACATTTGCTGTAGAGACTGGTCGTCACTACCATCCCATCTCGCTCATCTATGTGGACAAGGTTATTGACTTAAAGATCTTAGAAGGTAAGGCTCTTAACAGCACTCAGTTTAGCAAATTACTAACTATTGAATGCACTGTTGCCGGTAGCAAGGGCAGCGTGTATAATGTAGTTTCGAAAAGTGGATCCTGGACCTGTACTTGTACTGGATTCCAGTTCCGTAATCAATGTAAGCATATTGCACAGGTAAAAAGTAAAATTTATGGCAAAGCAGCGTAACGATTCTCTTGCTC